GGTCGGTGGTCCAGTTACTGGATCTATTCGTTACTACGTTGCGGACAACGGTCAGCAATCCGATTAATTAATCTAGGGGGATTCGTCCCCCACTTAAATCTTTAGGAGATTAATTATGCAACAAACTGACGTTAAAGCAGCGCATTTAGATGGAAATGCTACGGTATTTTCTGGTCCAACACGAGTAAAAGGCTATCAAGTAGCTCCCGGCGGTACTGCTGGTGAGATTCAGTTTTATGATACAACTTCTAATTCTGCTACTGGAACAAACCGATTAACACTTCACGTTACCACTAATACGGCTGTTATTGCTACATTGATACCGGGCGAAGGTGTTCGTTTTGATAATGGCGTTTATGTGTCATTGCCAGCTAACTCAAGCATTACTGTATTTTATGGCTAAGAAAACCCCATCTCTTGCAGTTGGGCGTGGTGAGAAACTTCCAGTCTCGAAAGGGGCTGGCCTCACCGCTAAAGGCCGCGCTAAGTACAACAAAGCGACAGGCAGTAATTTAAAAGCCCCACAGCCAGAAGGCGGAGCAAGAAAGAAATCTTTCTGCGCGCGCATGTCTGGTATGCCGGGTCCAATGAAAGACGAGAAGGGTAAACCTACTCGTAAAGCGGCTTCACTAGCCCGATGGAAATGTTAAAATGAGTATTGACGCAATTGAAACTGCTAGAGAATTAGCAACCCACGCTAGTAATATTGAACATCTGCAGGAAGATATGGATAAAATGATACAGGAGATGTCTGAAATTAAAGCTACACTCCGAAACATTGAAAAAACCCTGTCTGAAGCTAAGGGTGGTTGGAAAACATTAATGGCTATTGGTGGTGGAGTTAGTCTTGTTACTGGAATTATTGGTGTAATTATTGGGTATTGGAGTAGTAAGTAATGCCTAGCACTAGCAAGAAGCAACACAATTTAATGGCAGCAGTAGCACACTCTCCTGAGTTTGCTAAAAAGGTTGGTATTAAAACCGCAGTAGGTAAACATTTTATGACTGCCGATAAAGGCAAAACTTTTAAAGAAGGTGGAACTATGAAACCAGTAGACATGACAAAAAATCCCGGAATGGCAAAACTGCCAACAGCAGTTCGTAACAAAATGGGATATATGAAAGAAGGCGGTATGGCTAAGAGCGACATGAAAGAAGATATGCCAATGATGAAAAAAGTAGCCAAGAAAGAAGTTAAGGCTCACGAAAAGTCTATGCATAAAATGGCTTCTGGTGGCAAAGTTGGTCAACTGTCTAAAGCTGACGGATGCGCTAAACAAGGCAAATCTAAAGGCACAATGATTAAGATGAAATCCGGCGGGATGTGCTAAATCATGCCATACGAAGAAACTGGCAAAGAGAAGGTTAAGCGCGAAGCCTACATGAAGGCTAATAAAGAGCGTGGCATCCGTGCTGAAAAGCAGCGTGAGTATGAGATGTTTGGTACAACCGAACAGAACATTCCTGCTGTTGACACTATGGGTAATGTAACTGGCATGAAAAAAGGCGGCAAAGTTTCTTCTGCTTCTAAACGTGCTGATGGTTGCTGTATTCGTGGAAAGACAAGAGCATGAGACCATCTCGTGGTATGGGTGATATCGCCCCTTCTAAAATGCCTAAAGGCGTTAAGAAGCCGCGTAAAGATAACACGGACTTTACCCAGTTTGCTGAAGGTGGCAAGGTAGGTTTATATGCAAACATTCATGCAAAGCAAAAGCGTATTGTTGCTGGCTCTGGTGAAAAGATGCGTAAAGTTGGATCTAAGGGTGCGCCTACTAAAGAGGCATTCATTAAATCTGCTAAAACAGCGAAGAAGAAATAATGGCAACAACTGGAACAACCGCATTTAATTTAGATGTAAACGATCTAATTGAAGAGGCCTTTGAAAGAGTCGGCAAAGAGCTGCGTACTGGCTATGACTTTAAAACAGCCCGTCGCTCTTTAAACCTATTGACTATTGAATGGGCCAACCGCGGTATTAACCTTTGGACTGTAGAACAGGGTGTTATTCCAATGGTTACAGGACAGGCTATGTATCCATACCCAGCAGATACTATTGATCTAATGGATATGGTTATCCGTCAAAATAACGGTACTTCTAACCAGCAAGACATCAATATCAGCCGTATTGCTGAACCAACCTACATGAGTCTGCCAAACAAGCTTGCACAGGGCCGTCCGATTCAGGTGTACATCAACCGTCAGTCAGGTCAAGAAAACCTCTCAGGCGCCCTTTTAAGCGCTAATATAAGCTCTACAGCCACAACGATTGATCTTACTTCTACAAGCGGGCTAACTTCTTCTGGATTTATCAAGCTTGATAACGAGACAATTAGCTATCCAAACATTAACGGAAACCAGTTAATCAACTGCGCCCGTGGTCAGAACGGCACTACTGCTGCAGCGCATACGGCTAACGCTACAGTTACCGTACAGAACCTGCCTTGCATTAACGTATGGCCTACGCCTAACGCGCCCGGCAGTCAATATACATTCGTTTACTACCGCTTACGCCGTATTCAAGATGCTGGATCTGGCATATATGTACAAGACATTCCATTCCGCTTTATTCCTTGCATGGTTGCTGGACTTGCTTATCAGCTAGCTACTAAGCTTCCTGATGTAGATATGAACCGTATTCCGATGTTAAAGATAGATTATGAGGAGCAATTTAGGTTAGCGGCTGAAGAGGATAGAGAAAAAGCTCCAATCCGTTTTGTGCCGCGAAATATGTTCTACGCAAGGTAAGCCATGCCTAATCAATTTGCATCAGGTAAGTACGCAATTGCCGAATGTGACCGATGCGCACAAAGGTATAAGCTTTCAGAGTTAAGAAGTCAGGTTGTAAAGACTAAGCCTTATAAAATTAAGGTTTGTCCAGCGTGTTGGGATCCAGATCAGCCACAGTTACAGTTGGGTATGTATCCTGTAAATGATCCGCAAGCGGTTCGGGAGCCTAGACCTGATATTAGTTATTTGCAATCTGGTAATAACGGGTTACAAATTAACTTAACTGGAGTGGGTCCTAATGGATTCGGTAACCCAGATATGGGTAGTAGAGTATTCCAATGGGGATGGAACCCTGTTGGTGGAGCAAGAGGATTTGACAGTGCTTTAACGCCAAATGACTTGATAGGTAGCACACAAGTTGGTACAGTAACGGTAAGTATAACTTAGGAGTAATTATGGGATATAGAAAATCAGCAGATAACATCACCAAAACTGGCAAAACAGATCCAAAGATCTATCCAGATGATGGTCCAACGGTCCTTATTAGTGGCCCTAAAGCTAGCAAGAGTGCTTTGAATAAAAGCATGAAGGCAGTAGGTCGCAATATGGCTCGCGCTAACAATCAAAGAGGTCGCTAATCATGGCTAAATATTCTAAAAAAGTTATGGGCAAAGAAGTAGGTGATGCTGAAGTTTATGCAGAGCCACATACTATGTCTGGCAAAAAAATGACTTCTGCCAAAGATGCGGTTACTAAAACTGGTAGCTGGATTGACAACGTAAATATTTCTATAGCTGCTGGTAGCAAAGGCAACTATACGCCAGATAACAAGAATGGTGAAATCACTATGCGCGGTCATGGTGCGGCTACTAAAGGCATCAAATGTAGAGGGCCGATGGGCTAATGAATTACGCAGAACTTTTTTCGCAAATACAAAGCTATACGGAAAATCAATTTCCGGAGTTTTACCTTGCTAATAACAGTACGATCAATGTAACTACACAGATCAATACTTTTATTCAGCAGGCGGAAGAGCGCATCTACAATACGGTGCAGATTCCTTCTTTGCGTAAAAACGTTACGGGTAATTGCTCTGCCACAAGTAAGTATCTAGCATGCCCTAACGACTATCTGTCTAGTTATTCATTAGCGGTTATTAAGACAGATGGTACTTATGAGTATTTACTAAACAAAGATGTTAACTATATTCGTCAAGCATACCCAGATCCAACCGCTACGGGTTTGCCCCGATATTACGCTTTATTTGGCTCTAGATTAAACGACCCCAACGAATTAACATTTATTCTTGGTCCGACACCAGACGCTGCTTATGGCGCGGAGTTACATTACAACTATTATCCAGCATCAATTGTTACTGCTGGTACATCTTGGCTTGGCGATAACTACGATCCTGTATTGCTTTATGGATCTCTTGTAGAGGCTTATACCTATATGAAAGGTGAGGCTGATATACTGGCAAATTATGTTGCAAGATATAATGAGGCGTTGGCACAGTTGAACCGCTTAGGAACAGGACTTGAAAGAGGCGACGCTTATAGAGATGGGCAAGCTAAGATTAAAGTAAACCCGTAACACCACTTATTTAGGAGCAAGAAATGGCAATTACCCAAGCAATGTGCGACTCGTTCAAGGTACAAATCCTTGCCGGTCAGCAAAACTTAACATCAGGCGCAACACCAGTTTACAAGCTGGCGTTATACACAAGTGCAGCAACATTAAGCAATGCAACAACCGCTTATACAACGTTGAATGAGCAGACTAGTTCTAGTTCAAACTATACCGCTGGTGGTAATACACTAACGATTAGTACAAGCCCAACCAGTACAGGTAACGTAGCATTCATGTCTTTTTCAAATACTTCATGGACAAATGCAAACATTACTGCTAACGGCGCTTTGATTTATAACAGCACAGCAAATACCGCTGTTGCAGTGTTGGCTTTTGGTGCAGATAAAACTGCTACTAATGGCACATTCACGGTCATCTTCCCTACTGCCGATTCAACAAACGCTATTATTCGTATAGCTTAATAGGAGCCTGACGTGGCTCTTATTCTTGCTGATCGTGTAAAGGTCAATACCACTACAACTGGTACTGGCACTGTTGTCCTTGGAAATGCTGCGACTGGCTATCAGTCTTTTGCAGTT